TGAAAATGTTGATGAAGTATTAAAGATTGTAGAATTTAACAAAACAAATTCAGGACTTACAGGGATTGACACAGGATTCAGAAAACTTAACAGATTAACAAATGGTTTACAGGGTGGTGATTTGATAATAATAGCAGGCGAAACAAGTCAGGGTAAAACCTCGTTTGCTTTAAATATTGCTCAGATAGCAGGACGAATTGAACCTGTTTATTTTGTTACCTGTGAAATGATGGCTTCACAAATTACTGCCAGAATGTTATCTTATTCAAGTGAAATTGACGGCAACCAAATATTAACAGGTCGATTAAATGATTTTGACACAGATGTTTTAATGAGATATTCACCAGATGTGGCAGTTAATAAGTTACTCATAAATGGACACGATAATGCCATTGATAAAATAATTGCAGGTATAAGGGTCTATCATGCTACAAAGAGAATAAGCATGGTTGTAATTGACTATCTACAATTAATCAATACAAATGACAGAGCCAATAAAGAACAGCAAACAGCGCAAATAACACGAAGATTAAAGAATTTAGCTAAAGAGTTGAATATCCCTATTATTCTTTTATCTCAACTGAATAGAGATAAAATAAATCCATTTCCTAAACTTTCAAGGTTAAGGGATTCAGGACAAATAGAAGAGGCAGCAGACTTAGTTATTTTTGTTTATAGACCTGAATATTATGGAGAAGAACTATTTAAAGATGGAAGCCTCTCAGAGGGTAGGGCGCAGATAATAATAGCCAAAGGCAGAAATACAGGCATAGGAACATTTTACGTTAAATTTCATAAAGAAATAACAAAGTTTGAAGATGAAGAATGAACTGATAAAACAAAATATGATACAGCTATCACAGATACCCACTATCCTAAAAAGGATTGAGAATACTGAATACAGTCTTATTGGATATAAAAATACCATGCTTAGATTCTATAAAGAAAAAAGAATAATTTTACTATATGAAATAAGAATACTTAAATCATTCAAAGTCAGGCAAGCAACAACCGTAAGGCTTGCAGAGGTTTGGTAATTTACCTCTCATAACTGCCTGATTTTTTAAAACTATAAAACTATGAAAGCAACCTATATAATAAAATACGTATTAAAAGACCGGGACAGCTGCATAATTAAAGAAGGCACTATTAAAGTAAAAAATAAACGAGATAAATTAGATGCAAAAATATCACTAGATAAACACCTATCAAAGAAATATACATATAATAAGATGGTTGTTTATAGCTGTAAATCGGACACGACATCATTTTTTAACGATATATTTAAATAATAAGACTATGAAAGCAATATATGAAACAGAAGATTATAAGGAATCTATTAGAATAGTTAAATCATTGGATATGGCTAATTTGATTTGGTATATTCAGCACAACCTAAGAAAGAATTTAAAATCAAATAATGATGAATCTCTACATGATGGGATTGATTGTGTTATGGATGAAATAAACATAGAGATAGAAGCGCATGGTATTATTATAGATGACTTAACAGACTAATAACGGCAGCAAACAATGATTAGTGCCAATTTATAGACTAAAAAATTATGGCAGATATAGCAAAATGTAACGGTGATGGATGTAAAATTAAACTAAATCATGAAAAATTACCCTAAAGCAGTAAAGGAATTTGTGACTGTAAGACTCGAACAGACTCCCAATAATACTCAGATTGCAAGAGATGTAAAGAATAAGTTTGATATAGTTGAGCAAGAGCAGGATGTTGTCAGAAGATGGGTGAGTGATTTCAGAAAGCAGTTAAAAATAGAGGCAAAAAAAGTGCCAATAAAAAGGCTGTTCTTTGATATTGAAACAGGCTATCATACTGTAAGACTTTGGAGAACAGGGAAAGTCAATTGGGTAAATGCTGACCAGATAATAGAACATAAAAAGATAATATGTATTTCTTATAAATGGCAATATGAAAACACAATACATACTCTTGATTGGCGCATGGGTGAAAAAGATATGCTAAAAGCGTTTATAAAGGTGATGGGAGATGCTCATGAGATGGTGGGGCATAATGGTGATAGATTTGATATAAAAGAGCTGAGAACACGTTGTATTAACTATGGTGTTTTAATGTTTCCTCACTATCGGACATTAGATACTTTAAAAAAAACAAGGCAATATTTTAACTTTGCAAGTAATAAATTGGACTATGTGGGAAAGTATTTAAATGTTGGTGGCAAGTTGGCTCATGATGGCTTTCAATTGTGGATTGACGTAGTGGAAAATAAATCAGAAAAGGCACTATTAAAAATGATTGAATATTGTGAGAGGGATGTAATATTATTAGAAGATGTATTTTTTGTTATTTCTCCATATATTAATCATAATAATAACTTTGCCGTACTAACAGGTGGTGAAAAGTGGGATTGCCCTGAATGTGCATCTACTGATGTTAAAATGTTCAGAACATACTCAACTCCGATGGGTGTTATAAGGCGTGAAATGAAGTGTAACAATTGCAAGAAACAATATAAAATTAGCAATAAAACATATATGAGAATGTTGGAAAATGTTGCACATAACGGATAAAACTATGAAAAAAGAAAGAATGGCAATGGTGATAGTAGCATTGATAGTAATAACCTTTTGGACAATTGTAATACTAGCTATTAATTATTTGTAGTATGAAAATATTAGTATTGATTAAGAACAAGCTCAACGGTGTGGTATTTTACAGGTCAGTAGTACCTCACTCTTATATGCTTGGCAGGTGGGATGTAGATATTACATTCAGGGACAATTTATATTTGTCAAAAGAAGAATTAGAAAAATTTGACATTATACACACTTCCTACTCTCTACTAGAAAAACAGGATGTAGAAAGGGTAAAAGCTGCTAATGTTAAGTTTATAATTGACATTGATGATTATTGGATATTAGATAGATTTCACGAGCTTTATGATAAATATAAAGATGATGACATTTCCAATATGATTAGATGGATGATGAGCAATGCAGATGCTATTACCACCACCACAGAATCACTAAGAGACAAGATATTACCATATTGCTCTAAGGTAGGGGTGATAAGCAATACTTTGATGGATGATGACTATGTACGTCCTAAAACTAATCCTGTGCCTTATATGGCATGGTTGGGAGCTTCCAATCACACAATGGACTTAATGGAGATACAACACCTTCAGATGGGCTTTCGATTTCCTATTTACATCCCTGAGATGTATCGGCTTGTATTTAAGAAAAAGTTTTTATATTATCAGAAACAGCAAATTCCAAATTATCTAGGATTGTACAATCAATATGAGATAATATTATCACCACTAAGAGCTAATAAATTCAATCAATATAAATCACCACTAAAGCTGATGGAGGCAGGATTTTTCAAGAAACCGTTAATAATTTCAGATGTAGATCCATTCAAGCCATACCTGAAGCACAAAGAGAATTGTCTGGTTGTACGTAAAAAGTCAGAATGGGCTAAGTGGTGTAAGCTACTGACAAAAGATGCAGAGCTAAGAAGTTATTTAGGTGAGAACTTAAAGAAGACAATAGACGAACACTTTAACATTGATAAATTCTGTGAAAAGAGGTGGACTTTCTATAAAGATGTAGTCGAGGGGTGATGTATATGTGATAAATCGTTTTTAAGGTGCTTCCTGTTAGTTCTAAGACACTTTTACATTAAACTTAACACCAAGTATCATTGAGTATGTTTTTAAGCATACAGGGCATATTACTCTTCTAATATATTATCCAATATTAACCTCAGCAAATATCTATTATAGATTGGTGAATAAGGATTGTTAGAAGTGTCCATTACGGTAACGAGATTGTTTTGTTTTTGTATTTTAAGGCTATGGCTCATGTAGCATATGATACCTAGTTCATCTTCAAGGATAGGATCGAGAACGTCAGCCACCTTATCCCATATTTCATTATTCAGGTTTACAATTTCCTTTCTTTCCTGAAGGCTGAATTTAGGAGCAAATATTAATATATTTTTCATAATTACCAATGTTTTAAAATCACCACCGAATCACCACGCCTCTAAAATCACCAGAGAATCACCAGAGAATCACCACGATATTCTCCCATGTGTGATTTCCCATGCAATTTGGGAGGGGTAAACATCTATAAATTCATATATATTGCATATGTAGTGAATATACGTATATTAATACCTTATATATGTAGTTTATAAGGTCCAGTAA